CTTTGACAGTGACGAGCCGGGAGTTAAGGCATCAACTGATGCGTTGACAGTCTTGCCATTAGGTAAGGCAGCGATCTGTCGGTTGCCCCGCAAGGATGCAAACGAGATGCTGCTTAGCAATGAAGGCGATCAACTTAGGGATCTGTTGTGGAAGGCTACGCCGTCTCGGCCAGACGGAATAGTTAATGCGTGTGAACTATGGGATGAGTTGATCAAACCACAGGCAGGGGCAGTGTGCCCTTACCCGTGGCCTGCGTTAGACGCAATGACCCGTGGGTTTAGGAAGGGTGAGATGGTTACGATATGCGCTGGCAGTGGCATAGGTAAGTCCAGTATTTGTAGGGAATGGGCGCACCACTTTCTGCTGAATGGCATGAAGGTGGGTTACATAGCACTAGAGGAATCAATTAAGCGCACCATGCAAGGCTTGATTGGCATTCAATTAAATAAACCAATACACTTAAACCAAGACTTAGCTAGTGAGAAAGAAATTAAAGAAGCCTTTGATAGTTTGTTAGCTAGTGGTCGTTGTTATTTGTATGATCACTTTGGCAGCATGGAGCCTGACCATTTAATTAACAAGATTAAATACATGGCTGATGGTGAAGGTTGTGATGTAGTTATTCTTGATCACTTAACCATATTGGTTAGTGGCTTAGCTGACATAGATGAGCGCCGTGCCATTGATGTGACATGCACCAAGCTGCGGCAAGTGGTTGAGCAATCAGGCGTAGGCATCATCCTTGTGTCGCACCTGAAACGACCTGAAGGCAGGGGCCATGAAGAGGGAGCGGCCACTACCTTAAGCGCGTTGCGTGGCAGCCACGCTATTGCCCAGCTCAGTGACATGGTGATTGGTGCTGAACGCAACCAGCAGGGGCAGGCAGATGAACGTAATGAGTTACAGCTAAGAGTATTAAAGAATAGGTTTAGCGGAGAGACTGGATTGTGCGACAAGCTGTTGTACGACAGCGTTAAAGGCAGACTTATCAAACCATTATCGAGTTACTTCTAATGCAATGCCCTAACTGTGGAGCTAAGAAACCTGTCACTGGTCGTACTCGGTCTGACGATTGGCTTAACCTTGTTATTAGGAGGAGGCATTGCCGCAGCTGTGATCACCGCTGGTACACAGCAGAGGTTGAGATACCTGCTGAAGCGGTGTCGCATACTAGGGACGCCGATCGACTAAGAACTTCTTTTATTTTTAACGGCACTCTTACTTACAACCCACCCAATGACCCTACTAATTGACGCCGACTGGTTAATTTACACAGCTTGCTGTGCAGCTGAGACTGACATTAGATGGGATGAGTACATTCATACCCTTCACTCAGAACCATCTGCAGTTAAAGCGTATGTAACAGACAAGATTGCTGGGTGGAAAAGCTTTACCTCGCATAACAAAGTTGTTATGTGCTGGAGTGACTATCCAAGTTTTAGGGCACAGCTATACCCAGAGTACAAAGGTACTCGCATAGGTAAGCGCAAACCTTTAGCCCTTAAGGCAACACGTCAGTGGTGCAGTGAACGCTTTGAATCAAGAACCATACCAAACCTAGAAGGTGATGACGTTCTTGGTTTGCTAGCAACTAGCAATGAATACCAAGACCCTATCATTGTGGCTATTGATAAGGACATGCGTACTATACCCGGCAAATTATTAGTGGACGACACGCTGCTTACCATTACCTCGACAGAAGCTGTTACCAATTGGATGTTGCAAACTTTAACTGGTGACGCAGCTGATAATTACCCAGGCATAAAAGGTTGTGGCCCAAAAACTGCTGCAAAAATTTTAGAAGGCGCCACTACATTGAGTGAGATGTGGGCTTTAGTTCTTGCTGCATACAAGAAGGCAGGCTTAACATTTGATGATGCTTTACTTAATGCCAGGTTGTCACGGATACTACGCAATAGTGATTACGACTACGCAACCGACACTGTAAAATTATGGGAACCAATGCTTCAGCTTTCGTGAACGACCAGTACCCAGATGAGACATGGCCCGTCATTGACAAGGAACTATTGAACATGTTGGACATCCTGTTCGCAGACAAGTGCCCGGACTTGGATGACGAGGACAGAACTATTTGGTTTCAGGCTGGCTGCGCCCATGTTGTTAAGGTCTTAACTAGCGTCTATCGTGAACAGCAAGACAACCTTGAGGCTTAGACCATGTGCATAGGAGGCGGCGCTAAAGCTCCAAAGAAAAGAGATGTTGATTACTACAGGGAGATCAACGAGATCAACCAGCAAAATGCTATGAGGCAACAGGCAGACGAGCAAATGGCAAGGCAGCAAACTCAATACGAAGAGCAAAGAGCTATAGCCATGGCACCACCCCCACCTGGCCCAGTTAAATCTGCCGACGTGGCAGGGTCTGCGTTGGAAACAAGCGGCGGTGCTGCCCCAGCAGCAGCAATCAGGCAAGGCGTAGGGCGCAAGAAACTACGGAAGGATTTAGCTGGTGGTACTGGCGGCCTTTCTATTCCTAGCGTCTGATGGAGGCCCTACTAACAGGCAAGGTAGATCGTCAGTCGGATCTGTACTCAGACGACCTTGACGAATTGAATGGGGCTGGCCGATACCAGTCGCTTTCAAGGTACAGAGATTCCTACTTGCAACGGGCTAGGGATTGCAGCCGTGTCACTATCCCGACCCTGATACCTGACGATGGGGACAAGGACAGAGGTTCTCTTCGCACCCCTTACCAAAGCTTGGGAGCTAGAGGTGTTAACTACTTAGCCAGTAAGTTACTGATCACTCTCTTCCCACCTAACCAAAGCTTCTTCAAGCTGACCGTAGACAGTGAGGTGTTCAAGCAAGCTGCTGAAGCTGGAGTTGAAGCAATAGCCAAGAGTGCATTTGAGTCGGCGCTGGTTGCTGTAGAGAACACAGTGATGCAGGCAATGGAAGTGAATGGTGGTCGAGCTGCCATGCACGAAGCCTTTAAGCATTTACTTGTAGGTGGTAACGCTCTGCTGTACGTGGCAGAGGATGGCTTCCGTGTGTACCACCTCAACAGCTACGCCTTGTGTCGTGATCCGATGGGTCACATTGAGCACATCATTATTGAAGAGGAGATCTACCCAGGCGCATTGCCTGAAGATTTTTTAAACGAGTACGGCAATGAATATGAAGACGGTGACAACGGTATGTATACCGAGAAGACCGTCAAGATGTATACCTGCATTAAGTACAAGGGCGACGAGGTGCACTGGTATCAGGAAGTAAAGGGCAAAGAGATACCTGACAGCCATGGCATGAGCAAGAAGGATTCATCCCCTTGGATACCGCTGCGGTTTAACCGCGTGGATGGCGAAGAGTATGGCCGCAGTTACATCGAGGAATACTACGGTGACTTGCTAGCTCTTGAAGCTTTATACCAAGCAGTGCTGGAAGCTTCTGCTGCTGCAGCTAAGATCCTGTTCCTTGTTAATCCTAACGGCACAACTAGGCCGCGCACCTTAGCTAACGCTATGAACGGTGCAATCATTCAAGGCAACGCAGCTGATGTAACTGTTATCCAAAGCCAGAAGGCACAGGATCTAAGCATCGCCAACAGTGTGATTGATCGCATTGAGAGCAGGCTGCAATTTGCTTTCCTGTTAAACACTGCCATCCAACGGCCAGGCGAAAGGGTAACAGCAGAAGAGATTAGGTTCATGAGCCAAGAGTTGGAGGCTGGCATTGGTGGCCTGTACTCGATCCTTACTCAAGAGCTGCAGCTACCTATGGTGCGCCGCCTTATGTTTGTTCTTAAGAAGCAAGGCAAGATCCCAAGCCTACCTAAAACATCTGGCGGCAAAGATCCCATTACTGCTAAGGCTGTTACTGGCCTTGAGGCTATTGGCCGTGGCGATGATCGAAACAAGCTGATTGAATTTATTACCACTGCCAGCCAAGTGTTAGGCCCAGAAGTATTAGAGCGGTATATTAATATCGACGAGGCGCTACGCCGTCTTGCTAACAGTGTGTCGATAGACACAACTGATTTAGTAAGGAGTAAGGAAGAGTTAGATGCTGCAGCTCAAGCGGCTGCAGAACAACAGCAACAGATGCAGCAAATGGAAATGACCAAGCAGGGCTTAGCATCCCCTGCCCTTGGCCAGCTAGCTAAAAACTTTACCCAACCCGGAGCACCGTATGGCCCGCAATTTGACGAACAAGGAATCCCAAGCGGACTGCCCTCTCCCACAGGAGGCCCCGCTGAAGACGGAGGAGACGCCATTCCGCAACAGCCTCTTGGGGCCGACGAAGGTGGAGCCAGCCCCTCCTAGAGAAGTGATCACGGTGGATACACCGCCGCCTTTTAACACTAGGTCAAAGCCTAATCAGCCACCTGTTGTTACTCAAGACAGCCCACAACACATCACCATTAACTAGCCATGACTGACCCCGTTGTTCTACGCGCACCAGAAATGCCTGCGTTCTCTGCAGAGAACATTGCTTACTTAGAAGAAGAGGATGCTCGGATAGGTGACAGCCTTGAAGAAGCACCTCAGCTTTTTGCTGGCAAATACAAATCTGTTGAGGAGTTAGAGCGCGGGTACAAAGAACTGCAAAAGCTACAAGCTACCCGCCAACCCCAAGAAGCCGAAGAAGCCGAAGAGCCTCAAGCTGTTGAAGAGGAGCAGGTTGAATACGACAGTGCTGAAAGGCAAGGCGCTTTACTTGAAGCGTATGGCCCAGCTGTCAGCCAGATCTTCCAAGACAACGACGTTGACTTCTTGGGGATGGATCAGTTCTACCAAGAGAACGGAACCCTTAGCGATGAAATGTTTGGCGAGCTGGAGCGCGTTGGCTTTACTCGCGCAATGGTTGATGCTTACCTCAGTGGTACTTCAGCTAAAAGCGAAGAAGCCCAAGCTCTTAGCATTGCTGAAACCAACAAGATCAAGAAGGCATTAGGCGGGGCAGAAGAATACCAACGCATGATTGATTGGGCAGCCAAGGAAGGCAGCATCTCTAAAGAAGATGCGGAAGCTTTTAACTTTGCTGTTGCTACTAACAACAGCGGGTTGATTCGTTTAGCAGCTCAGCAATTGCAAAGCCAATACCGAGCAGCTAATGGTTATGAACCCAAGCTGCTGGGTGGTCGTGGTTCCCAAGGCACAGAGAACAGGTATCAATCTAATGAGCAGTACCTAGAAGATATTGCAAATCCTAAGTACGCAAAAGATCCTGCGTTCAGGCAAAAAGTATTTGCCAAGTTAGCTAAGTCTCCTGGCATTATGGGTTGACAGTGGTTTATCCTTACTACACCTAGACCCGCTCATTGACCGACGGCCCGTTGCGACGGACACCCCCAGCGATAGGAGTTCAGGTCGGGGAAACCCAAACCAAACTCTCTAGGAGCCCCTTCAATGGCTGCACCAAACTTTACTTCCACTAGGCTTGGCCTAATCAACAACGCTGGCGGCGGCGCGTTTGCTGGCGACAACGCTATGTTCCTTAAGGTCTGGGCTGGCGAAGTCCTGACCGCATTCCGTAAGGCAACAGTGTTTGAATCCCTTCACAAGGTTCGCACTATTGCTAGCGGTAAGACTGCACAGTTCCCGATCATCGGTTTAAACAGTGCTGCCTACCACACACCTGGCGACCAAATCGTTGGTACTGCACAAAAGGTTGCTGAAGCTACCGTCAACATTGACGACAAGCTGATCAGCCATGTGTTCCTGCCTGACATTGACGAAGCTAAGAACCACTATGACGTGCGTTCACAGTTCTCTGTCGAAATGGGTAATGCACTTGCATACACCTACGACCAGAACGTAGCTGCTGTTATTGCTAAGGCGGCCAGGACTGCCACCAACTTCAACACCGACCTCCCTGGCGGTACTCGCGTCAAGATCATTGCTGCTTCTAAGGCTGCAGTAACAGGAGCTCAGTTGGCTGCTGCATTGTTTGCATCTGCTCAGTCCATGGATGAGAACAACTTGCCTGAGGGTGATCGCTATTGCGCATTACCTCCTCGTGAGTATTACAAGTTGGTGCAAGAAACCAACGTTATCAACCGCGATTGGGGCGGTGCCGGTGCTTATGCAGACGGTACTGTTCTGAAGGTAGCTGGCATCAGCATCATCAAATCCAATCACCTACCTACCACTAACCGCTCTGCGGTAACCGGGGAGAACAACGCCTACAACGCTGACTACACAGACAACGTTGCTTTGGTTTGGAATCCTATGGCAGCTGGTACTGTCAAGTTGATGGATCTGAAGATGGAAACCACTGGCGGTGACGTTCATGCCATCTGGCAAGGTACGTTCATGATCGCTTCAATGGCTATCGGTACAGGCATCTTGCGTCCTGACTGCGCTGTTGAAATCTACTGGTCTGTCTCTTAAGCCAGTCCTTTACTAATCAGGCACAATGGGGGCAATACGCCCCCTTTTTTTTATGACTATTGCAAAGACCAGTTTCCTGGAGGCGACTAACAGGGTATTGCAAATGCTAGGGGAGGCACCAGTTGCCAGCCTTAACGGTTTGTTTGGCTTAGCTTCTCAAGCGCAAGATACATTGACTGACGTTAGTCGTAAGCTGCAAGCCGAAGGTTGGTCGTTTAATACTGACCTCGAAAAATTCCTACAAAGAACTGCAATTACTAATCACATTAACTTAGCTACTACCGTTAGCCGAGTAGTAATAGATGGATACCGTTACCCCTTTGTCGATATTGTGCAACGTGGCTCTAAGTTGTATGACCGCAAGAACAACACCTACGCATTTGACGATGATCTTTATGCAGATGTTACTTACTTCCTGGATTGGGATGACCTCCCTGAACACGCTCGCTCCTACTTCACCATCAAAGCTGGCCGCCAATTGCAAGAGGCAATTCTTGGTAGCGCCGACCTAAGCAAAATTAATTTGACTGCTGAGCTGGAAGCCAGGTCTATGTTCTTAGACATAGAAACCAGTGTTGCAGATCACAATATGCTGCGAGGTAATCCAAATCATAGTGCTGTCATAATGGGCTACATGACTAGCCGTGCCCTTCGCCGCCAATAATCATGCCCCTCATTGCTGGCTCTATTCCTAACTTGATCAACGGCGTAAGCCTGCAGCCTGCAGCTTTGCGCTTAGCTTCCCAAGCTGAATCAGTTGTCAACTGTATGCCAAGCCCGGTTGAAGGCTTGAAGAAGCGGCCACCGTCTTACTACATTGCCAAACTTTTTAATGGCAGTGCAGGATCTGAGCGTCCTTTTACTGCAATTGTTGATCGAGACGGAACTATTAGAAACATAATAATAATTCAAGACAATGATATTAAAGTTTTTGATATAGATGGCACAGTTAAAACTGTTTCCACCCCTGACGGAACTGGCTATCTAAATATTACTGGCAGACCATCAGAAACATTTAGGATAGCTTCTGTTGCTGACTACACTTTTATTGTTAATAGAGAAATGGTAGTAGCAATGACAGCTGCCACCTCTGCTAACTGGGGCACCAAAAGCATGGTGTTTATTAAGACTGCTGACTATGCTGTTACTTACAGTATTAAAGTTAATGCTATCACCATAACTGAAACTACAGCTGCGTCACCTACTGTTCCGTCTAACGTAACTATTGCCACTAACCTAGCCGCCAGCTTAAATGCTGACGCTACTTTTAATGCTTCATTTGTAGCAACTTCTTCTGACTACATCGTTCGCATTACTAAGAATGACGGCGGAGCCTACACTCTCAGCTCTACCGATAATAGAAACGGTGAAATGACAAAAGCAATTAAGGGCACGGTTGATGCTATATCAGATCTGCCAACTATTGCTGAGCACGGTTTTACCGTAAAAATTCAAGGCAGCAAAGCTACTGGCTTAGATGATTACTACGTTAAATTTGAGACGACAGCAGGCAGTGGCTTTGGCCCAGGAGTTTGGAGAGAGACTGTAGCCCCTGGCATTGTGTACGAATTTAATAAAGCAACTATGCCGCATGTATTAATACGCAATCCAACAACTGGTAACTTTAGTTTTGAAGATTTTGATTGGGCTAAGCGTGTAGCGGGAGACACAACTACCGCCCCTAACCCTTCATTTGTTGGCACAACTATTCAAAACATAAACTTATTTAGGAATAGGTTGGTGCTTCTAGCTGACGAGAACGTAATTCTGTCGGCAGCTGACAGCTTCGATAGGTTCTGGCCGGAAACAGTTCAAACAGTAGTTGACAGCGACCCTATCGACATATCAGTTGGCGGCACAGAGATTAACTTTCTAGTTGCAAGCTCAGCTTTTGCTAACAGTCTGCTGCTGTTCAGCCGCCATGGCCAGTTCCGACTAGACACAGGCAATGTGGCTGCTGCGCTTACGCCAAAGACAGCAAACATATCTTCTATGACCGCGTTTGAAATGGTTGCAACTGTTGACCCAGTAGCCATTGGTCGGACTTTGTATTTTGCTGTACCAAAAGGTCTATTTACTGGCATCCGAGAATTTTACTTGCCCGATAGCAGCGGCCCTGCTCCTATATCAGAGGAAATTACATCGGCAATTCCCAAGTATTTGCCAGGCGACCTATGCTCTTTTACTGCAACCATCTCAGAAGAGATGCTAATACTGGTCAGCAAGAGCCAGCCGCGTAGACTTTATATCTATAAATTTACTTATCAAGATGACACAAAATTACAATCAGCTTGGTCGTATTGGGAATTTTCTGGAACTGTTAAATCAATTGTAGGCGCTAATGTTATAGACAGTAATTTGTATGTATATGTTGAATATGCTAACGGCGTGTACTTAGAAAGGATAAGACTTAGGGCTAACCAAACTGACGATACTACGACAGCAATTGAATTGCTATTAGATCGCAAAGTTAGTGAAGCTTTTTGCACAGCAACATTGACTACGCCTTCTGGCTTGGCCGTGCAAACTACCATTGAGCCGCCATACCCACTGCAAGCTGGCGCCACCTATCGCGTAGTTGGTAGATATTTCACACTTAACCCTCTTCTCTATGGCCAAATACCTAACGTTATTAGCACATCGCTAACTGGTGGTACTGGTGGAGTCGGGCAGATAGTTGTAAGTG